CACTCGCTGTATCAACCTGACTAAATAAATCTGTCATTTGTGTATCGGGTGGAAGTTTAAAATCTTTCAAGAATAATGGGAAATATTTATCGTGTTTTACCCTCAACAATTTAATGAACTTTTCCCTATCACCTTCAAACTTTAATGTAATTTCAAGATTTTTAAGTTTTTCTTCTTCTTCGGCTCTTTTTCTATCGAGTTCCAATTCAATCTCACTTTTAGGTACATCAATAGCTTCTCTAATTATTTCCATGTGAACACCATTATATAAACCTAAATTATATTGACTACCATCTTTAATTAAAACATAATCGCCCTTTTCATGTTTTTCATTAATTGATTTAATTTTCGGTTTACCACTTTTAACCATTTTGTCATTTAAAAATTCTAATGCACCCTCATAAATTTCATAATAAACCCTATCATTCTCATGTAAACTAAATCCATTCCACACCAATCTTGGGTCATATCCGGTCTTATTCCAGAATTCAACTTCCCTTGGTTCTAAAAACATCGATTCATTATATTCATCATTATCAAAACTTTTTAACTCTAACTCATCTTTAGTAAACATTTTACGAGTTAAAACTTCTTGGGTGATTTTATTACCGAATTCATCCTTTGTTTTCTCTTTTTCAATTTTAGATAGCATCGTACTTGCAACTTCATCACTAAACCCAACTAATATTGTGCTAACTCTTTTATTGAATGCATCAAGATACCTAACAACATTATAATCTCCGGTTTTATTTGGATTTTCAAGTAATTCTTCTGCAGTAATCAATGACGAAGCATATCTTTGAAGTCCGGTGACTTTATCAATGATAATATTTGAACTACCATGTGATTTTAAATAACCAGTATTAATGCTATATATTACTGAATCTAATTCAGGTTCAGGCGGCATATAATTAGCAACAAATTTAAGTATGGTTTCAATTTTTGTTGTGTCTTTTACTTTACTTAAATCGAATTTATCTTTATGTAATTCAAACAATTCCCTTGCAATTTTTTCACGCTTTTCAATGAGCAATTCCATGTGTGCCTGTTTAGCCTTATCCTTACCATTTTTATCCTTACCCCTTTTAACGTAACCATTCAACGTTACTTTAATTCTATTTTTACTCGCAATTTTCTTTAATGGAATACGTTTATGGTAAATATTCTCAACATAATCATAATAATAATCCACAAATTCAGAACCCTTACCATGTAATATCAAATCCAATCCCTTATCGATAAATTCTTCAATATATCCCGGCATTACTTTGGATTTAATTGTATTACCAGTAAGTTTTACCTTTTCTTTCATTTGACCAGTCTTTTTATCTTTAGCCAACGAAAGTGTTGCGTAGTTAATACGTGATAAATTCAAGCATGAAAGAAATTCACCATCATTATCAACCGACATGTATGGTAATTTCATTTCTTCTGAATTAAATTTATTGATTAATGCACCAATACCGGATTTACCACCATATTGCCACATATCTTCAATTAAACCTTCAGGTTGGTCATAGAATACTCCATCATCAGTAACTTTAATTGTAGTCCTATCAGGTATTTGGAAGTTTATACCGTCAGTTACGGCAAGTAACGCAATACAACCATATGGCTTGAACCATGAGATTGCATGACGCAATTCCAAACGACCATTACATGTAATTCGAGCAGCACAATTATTATCCGACCAGTTGAATGAGATATCCGAACCAAGTGCACCAAATAATGAGTTATTTAAAATCTTAATTGGTAGCTGTTTAACTTTAAACATCGCCCTATCTTCATCAGTAATTTCATTGGTTAATAGTTTACGATATACATCATGGTCAATTTCTTTCAATAATGCAATTTCATCACTATTTAATTTATCTGAATTAGCTAATTTTTTATAAATGTTACGTGTTGTAGTTAAATATAATAACATCTTCTTAATAACACCAGTAATGTCAAACATCGGGAATATATCCCAAGTCAATTGTAACATAGGGTAAAGTGATGCGTAGTCAATCTTAACCAATCTGACACTATACCCTACCTTATAACATCTTGCCAATCCACCGGAGAAGTTTTCTTTAATATCTGAATGCGGAATAGCCAAATCATTATCATAACTCCATGTTGTTAACAATAAGTTCCAAATTGCTGCAGTACCCATAGTACATATTTTTTGATATGTAGTAGGTACTATCTTAGCTAACATGAACGATGATTGATTATATAATTCATCAACATGTTCTGTTTCCCAAAGGTCATCGAGCAAGTATTGTTTAACGAGTTTTTTACCACCAATAAAGGTTGACATATCTTTCGATAGTGCACATTCCCTAAACCAGCCAACAAAACCTTCATTACCCTTTAAAAATTTATTTCGATGGGATTTATATGATTCATCGCCAATTATTTCTTTGTTTGCTTGTAATTTATATAAATTTCTACCAACTTCCTGATATTCATCGGGTATTTGTAAATATTCATTGGTTTTATTTATAACAAAAACCTTGTTTTCGGTATAATATCTACCAATGTCACCATCATCACCGGGAATATATGTTCTGTTTGGCTTTGCAATCTTCTCAAACTTAGCAATATACTTCAGTTTGGTTTCCTTCAAATCACTATTAACGGCTGCGGTTTTTTTAGCTGCATGNAGTATATCAATAACTGATATGCCCCACATTTCGGTTGCAGTGAATTTATCTGCAGTATTGCCATATTTTACACTAACATTCGGTCTTCTTTTTAATTGAATGTCTTCTTTAAGTGTTGTAGCCATTTTACTTAAATCCATTCCCAATATCTTGGCTCTACCCAAAATGAATTCAAAATCGAAATCTTCAGAGTTGAATCCCGAAACGATTGCAGGTTGTTTAAGTATCATTAAGTTAAAAAAATCTTGGATTAATCTGATTTCAGATTCATCGTCATTTGATTTATCAACTTCTAAAATTATCTCAAAACCTCTATTATCTCTAACCCCAATTGCAAATACCCTTGCAAGCTGATATCGTAAACCAGTTGTTTCAATATCAAATGTTAATTTATGTATGTCTTTATATTCTTCGATACCCTTGAATAATCTCGATTGGGTTGAGATGAAAAATTGTTCGGTTGGTTTAACAGAATAAAACATATCCCTATATAAATAAACTGGTTCACCCCTCACATCTTTTACTTCATTACCCTCATCATCCCTCAATTTTTCATACGGGTATATCTTACCGTCTTTTAAAAAATTGATAATGGCATTGTATGATTTACGACTGGTTATTTTATAACAATACCCTTTTTTTAACCTCTTATGATTTCCGGTTTTAAGTTTTGTTATGGTAATACCATATTGTATCATTTTATTTTCAAGTATGTCGGGATTGTGAGCATAAAGTTTAATGTTATGGTCAGATAATTCCTTCATATACATGAATGGAGTATATTTTACCTTTTTAATTTGAGGGTCTTTTCCCGGTTCATGGATAATACATTCAGCAACATCATTATCTGGATTGGTTTCAACATTAACCAAATATTTTAAATCATTATTATACCCATCAAGGAAACCCTTAATTTCGGTCAATACCTTTAATTTATCCATAATTTATTATTATTAATTACCAGAAACCGCATTACATTCATCATCACCATCTACTTCATAATATTCAATTGTTGGTTTACATATTGTATCTTCTTGAAACGGAATCTCCAATTGAACTGGTTCATTACTTATTGCTTTACACAACTCAACAGAACCCCAACGATTATATTCAATACCATCTCTATTAATTAACCTATAATCATAATGATAGTGTTTATTTATCATATCAAAATGATAATTAATTAAATTCTTTTTATATGAATCTGGAAATTTACCAGTTTCATAATAATTATTTGCAACTACCACTTTACATGCTGCGCATTCACAACAAGCCTCATATTCAATCAACTCAGCTTTTTCATCGCTAATAATTGTAGCGTTTTCACAACTGAATATTAAGTCCAAATATTTCTTAGGTAATTGTCGAGCCATACTCAATTTTTTCTCCTTTGCCAATGGAAAGATTAATGGTTTCATTGGCTCACAAATTGCCTGATATGATTTATAAATATTTTGAAGGTCTTCAAGATATGGTATGGCATCATCGTTCGATACATAACCAATTTGAATCTCATCAACATTTAAACTTTGTAAGAAAACAACAGTAAACATCCAAATAGGTATCTGTTTGAAATATAAACTATCTTCACATGCAAACACATCTAAAGCAACCGGATATTGAATATTAGCAATGTTACTTTTAAAGTCTACATTAAATTCCTTACTAAATTCATTCCAAAGCAATTCAATGCGATTTTTTTCTAATATTGTTTTAACCCTATTGTTCCGTATCTCAACATAAATTGGGATTACACAATTACCCTCTTTGAGGTTTTTCCATACTAAATAAGTGGAATCCAATCCACCTGAAAATAGTATCGCTACAGTTTTAGCCATTTAATTTTTTATTCGTTAATAATTTCTTTTTCCTATCGTAAGTATATTCATAATCACCAACAATAAATTTATCATTATCAATGATTGTTTGTATATCATCTGGTAATATTCCCGATAACCATATGGCACTAATTGCATTATTTCCAATTACTTTAATGTGACCATTTATATTTTTAATATCTAAGTCCAAATATATTACATCTGCTTCATTATTCAAAACATTTCTCAAGAAATTTGAAAATATTTCATATATCTCAATTTTATTTTTTTTCGTCCATACCGTTACACCACGTAAAATTAATTGTAGTAGAAAATTTTCAAATGGATTTTTATTGTTTGACGTATATTTACTTCCCATGCTTTTCTTTGATTTTATTTATTACATCACTCAACACCGATTCACTTACATTCGATGTATAATCTTCATTGTCAATAACTTTAACAATTTCTTTTCTTTTACCCTCAATAGCCGAAAATACATATTCATCAATAGTTTCCCTAAACATTAGCGGATAGATATTCACAACATTCTTTTGACCAATCCTATGTAAACGGTCAGAAACTTGGTCATATTCACCAACTGAATAAGGTAATGTCAATATGAATAGTTTACTGGCTGCAGTTAGTGTTAAACCATAATTACATGTTTGTATTGAACCTAAAAATACCTTTATTTCACTATTTGGGTCTTGAAACTTATTTACAATTTCAGAACGTTCTTCAACAGTTTGGTCACCAGTATGTAATCCGGCAACATCACCCAATTGTTTTTTCAATTCATATAACGAATCTTTGAAATAATCAACAATAACCACCTTTTCACCAGTTTCTAAAATAATATCCACCAATTCCAATACATGCTTAACTTTTAATAATGCATTATATTGCCTTAAGCGAATCATTATTGTTAATGGGTTTTGTGTTGGATGTAACAAGAAATCATTAGCTACACCCTTTTCAATTTCCTCATATACCCGAAGTTCATCATCGGTCATTTCAAGTATTGCCTTTTGATAAATCTTATCAGGTAAATCATGTAATACTTCAAATTTTCGTTTTCTATGTGTGTAAGGTGCTATCTTATGGAACAATTCTTCTAATTTAGCTTCGGCACTATCAGTAACATAACCCCAACCATTATAGTCATAGGTCATACCGCAATAATATTCGTAGAAATATTTTTTTGTGGCAAAATCAAATGGTGATACTTGATGTAACACAGTATATAACTCATGTGCTCTATTAGGTGCTGGTGTTCCGGATAGGAAAACTTTACTTTCTTTTTCATTTCTAAATAGACTTTTTTTAAATGTCCTATCGAAATTTTTAAATGTATTTGCCTTGGTATTTTTTAATTTTTGACTTTCATCACAAATAACTGCATCAATTTTATCTAAATTCAATTTCTTCCATTTAGCTAAGAATTTTTCTTTTGATGAAGGATTAAAATAATCGTAATTTAAAATAATATATTTGGCATCCTCAATGCTAC